AGACTACTGCTTTTGCCATATCTAAGAATCCTTCTTTCATTGACTTTGTTCCATCTAGCACTCCCATAATCGCTTGTTGTAGCCCTTGATCAAATGCTGCTGTTGCAGCATCTTTTACTTGTGTCAGAGGGTCTAAGAGATCTTCGGACGCTGACTTTTTAGCTCTCATAAGTTTTAAAGTGGTTCTTTCATTCTCTAACATTTCTTGTGCTTGTGCAAGTTTTAAAGGGTCCTTTTGAACATCTTCTTCTTCCATTAGTTTCTTCGCTATTTCTATATTTATCAGTTGTTTCTTTATGTCTAAAGATTGTTGGTCTATTTTATTTTGAGCAAGGGCTCGTTTTGCTAAGCTATCTTTTCTCGTAATGCCTGCAGCGTCTGCTTGTAAGCCCGTTTTACTTCTGCCAAGGACTCCAGCTCTTTGTGTAAATCCTAAATACTGGCTACCTTCGGCAGTATAATCATCTCTTATACCTTCAAACTTTTTAATTTCTGCTGAGATTTCTCCTTCCCTCGTTCTAGACCTTCCTAAGTTAGTTTGATCTAATAAGAACTGGTCATACATTTTAGGGAATCTTGCTTGATTTATTGCACTCATTCTTCCACCAAATAGCTTTGCACCTTCCCCTACCGCTATTTTGAGTGATCTTGTCCTTTGCTGTTGTACTTTTAAAAGGTCTTTCTGCTGGTCTATTGATTCACCTGCTCCTGCAGCCCCTAACATTAGAGGAGTTAAAATATCCATAAAAGGTAGCTTAGCTTTTCCTGTAATATAACTATTTTTTGCTTTGTTTAAGTCTGCCATTGCATCATTCAGTTGCTTAGCGGCAGCTTTACCACTTTGCATGGCTCTTGCTAAGTTTTCAATTTGTTTTGTAGTGTGAGGTGTAATATCCTGTGTACGCTCAATTCGCTCATTCAGTTTTTTAAATTGAGGGTTAACTTCTTCTAGTGATTTTAAAGTAGCTTGTATTCCTGGAAGTAATCTTCTTTTATCCGCCCCAGAGGCTTTACCATACTCTTGAAGCCTAGCAGGCAAATTAGCACTTTCTGCCATATTACCCATAAAAGTTAAACTATCAATACCGTCTTTTAAGGTATTTCCTGTTGTACTTCCTACTTTTTCATTAAAGCGTTTAGACATTCTAGATAACTCTTGGTTTAAGTTTTTTGCGTTATCTAGTGTATCTTTTAGAAGGTCTGGTTTTTCTTCAAAGCCAAAGTACCCTTTTACACTTTCCCAAAGTAGCCAAACCATGCTAATTACCGCTCCCCACTTAAATACAAAATTCAAAACTTTAGCCGTCATGACGCCTACTCGTGAGAAGAAAGCCATTGTAGCTGCCCACCCTTTCTGCATTCTTGTAGTTTCTCTTTGAAATCCTAAAGAGAGCCCTGCAAAGTGTGCTTTTTGTTTAGCAACAAAACTTCGAGTTTTTTCATTCATATTTGCATATTTCTTTTCTAGTATTTGTACCTCTCTTCTACTTTGGTCTTTGAGAGCTCCTGTTCTTGCCTCTTCGCTCATTTTACCTTGATCAATTAATGTAGTCTGTCTATTAAAGTGTGCAAGCATTGAAGCCTTCCCTCTTCCTCCACTTTTTAAGCCCATTCTAGTTGCTTGTTTATTCATAGCATCTAAGGCTCCAAGTCGTCCTCTATCTTCTGATTGTCTTACTTGTAGTAACTTTTGTCTATACTCTTCTAAGTCATTCTTTTTCTGTTGGAAAGCAGCTTTATGGGTTCCTGCACTTATCATAACCCTATCCTGCCATGCTTCTAAACTAGGTAAAATCATTCTCATAATTGGCACAGCAAAAGCAAGTAAAGCCGCAGTAAAAGCTTTAAGATTACCTGAAAAGAATCTAGCTAGTCCTTCTGCTACAGGACCTACAAACTCATAAATTTTATTTAATAAATCATCAAAAGCTTTTGCAAATTGATTTAAAGCATTAACAGGTACTTGATCGCCTATTGCTCCAAATTTGCCTTCACCTTGTGCTAGTACTTCATTAGTTACGGCTTGTGACTTTTCGAATATAGTTAGTTGCTCTTTAGTCTTCCCTATTTGTGAAGCGTAGTTTTTTGTAGCTTCATCAAGCCTAAGTATGATACCTAATTCGTCTAGTAATTCTGGCTCGGCTTTTGTAGTACCTCGAATTAATCTATTAAATGAGTCTGTTAAGTCTCTTCCTAAAGCGATCGAAGCATTCTTTGCAACAACAGCCAGTCTTTGTAGTTGGTCTGGATTAACTCCAGCAGCACTACCAATAGCGGCAGCTTGAGCTGCGTCTTTAAATGCTAACTGACCTTGTGTTGCTTGTTGTAAGGATTTAGTAATAGTATTAAAAGCTATCCCTGTTTCTGCCGCAAAAGCTTTTTGTCCTGCTATTAAAACTCTATAATTTGCGGCTTCTTGTAAAAATCTAAATAAAGCTGTTACGGCAAATATTTGTGCAGCTAAAGTTGCATAGGCAGGGACTAAGCCGCCGGATAGGCCCTGTGACATTTTAGAAAAGTTTTTCGTTGCATTAGAGGATTGCGCAGTAACACCTTTCATAGCACGATCTGCGCTATGAGCACTATTGCTTAACTTATCAACATCTTTTGCTGCTTTTTTAGAATCTCTGCCAACTTGCTTAATTTGCCCTTTGTCATCGATTCTAAAAGTTAAAGTAAACTCATTTTTTGCCATAGTTTTTTATTGTTCTAGGAGGCTTAGGGGCGCTCCCACTTGTGCGTACTTCTTTTGCTTTACGCTCTTTTTCTAACTTATCGTTCGTATAGGCTGAATAATGTAAATCAATCTGTTTTATAAATAATACAGTTATTTGTTTTTCTTCTATTTCATAAACTTCTAAAAGTGTACTTAAAGCACTCCAGTCTTTACCTAAATAAGAGCCACTTGCTCCGTCCCACCTATCTGGTAACATGGAATGTACGAAAAACGCAACTTGTACTTCTGTAGGAAAATGGTACTGCTCTAAAGGAGCTTTATCTGGATCAGGTTTTCGGCCTAATCGTTCCATAACTGTTACATATTCCTCATAGTTTTTAAATTGAGAATTGACATTATAGTATTGTTCAAGTAGTTTGCCTATATATTCTACTTGCTCTTGGTAAAATTTTCAAGATCTGCCACCGTTTCAGTAACCCAAGTATCAAAATCACCTGAATTTTTCATAAGTAATTCTGCGTTTTCTTGAGTAAAGTGTAGCTCTTCTTCTAAATTTAGCCCCTCTGATTCTATTAAAATTAACTGTCGTAAATAATCATACTTTAGTCCATTCCAATTTTTAATTACCGCAGATACATATTCTACCAAAAAAGTATCTTCGTCAAGGGTCTCTTCAAAAGCACGAGTTTTTTTATTAAACTTTTGTTTTAAACATCTATTTCTAAGTTTTAGTAACTCTTCTCTAGCAAGATAACATAAGTCTACTGTAAAACCTTCCATTCCTGGAAAGTCTATAGTAACTGTCTTACTAGGAGTCATTAGACTAGATAATGAAACTGGTGCTGTTGGGATTGTTTGTTCGTTCATGCTGGTTGTTTCCTATATTATATAGTTATTAAAAAGTATCAAGGCGGCGGGTAACCGCCTTAATACACTAGTTTTGGTTACGCGTTAACGTCCTTTCCTGTAAATGTAAATACTGAGATTTCATCTGTTGAGTCAAAGTCGCTCGGTAACGCATGGAAATTTGTTTCCATTGAAATTACTTCTTCAATTGAATGAGAAGGCACTTCTAAGTGGCACGTTGGCATTGTAATCGCACAATACGGAGCAGCTCCTGCTCCAATATCAAACGCTAAACTAAATGAGTTTTGAATATCACTAGTAGCTTCTACTAGATCTTCGTAAAACTCTGCACTTGATGTACTAGACGCATTGTCTAGATAACAAGTGAAGTTTCCGCCTACGGATTTACTACCTGTTACGTGTCCTAGAGGTTGATTAACAACACCTAGAGTTTCTGGTGTTAGATAGCTTAAGTTATTACTCATAGTGATGTTTCCACCAGTTAGAGTAGTAGCATAAGTTACTGAACTTCCAGAAGGGTCTCCTGAGATTGTTAAGTCTGATACTCTGTTTCTAATGAAACCTGTAGTATTAGCTACACCTTCATATATACTTGTTGAAGTCGCATCTAGAGCTGATTCTTCTGTAATTAGTTTTCCGTTTCCAGACCAATTTACAGTAGCAATTCCATCTAAATCAAAATCAAAAGATGCTTCTCCTACTGAACAATCAGCGATTTTATAAAGCATCTGATTAGCAGTAGCAGCACCTGTAGTATAGTTATACACAGCTGCAGCTTGAGAGGCTCCAAGTACAAAGTAAAGGTCAAATACGCCAACAGTAGCTTTGTTTGCTCCTGTTTGAACTATGTCTAGATTAGTTGTATCTGAGGTTAGCCCTGCATTTACAGTTTGTCCAAAAAACATAGCCCACATAGCTTCTGACACTTCACGGTGTGCTCCATCTGTCGCACTTCCTTTTCCTGAAGTACCTTGAGTACCTCCAGCAGAAGTAAAAGGCATCATGTAAGTAGAGAAACTCCACTCAACTGGTGCAAATGAATCGTTAAACATTGCACGACCTCTTCTACTAACTCCTGAAGTATTCTGTGCTTCATTCAAAGTAATTTCACTAGTATTCATACTTTGAGAAAACGAAAATCCGTCTAAAACGGGTAGATCATAGTACATATTCTTCGACCCGGCTGCTGCCATTGGTACATGTGCTATGACTTTCGTATCTCGAGAAAAATACAGTTTTGTTGCCATTATAGTCTCCTATTTGGCTTGAAAAGCGAATACGTTTGCTTTTGCTAAAGTACTCGGTTTTCTAATATCGCACCTCTATTATCATTTCGCCGATGCCGAGAGGTGCTAGCACTCCTTCGTCAGTATCTATTGATACTACCGATATTTGTGCGACACCAGCGCTTCCGTATGAGTCTGAATAAGTCAACTGATTGTTGTTATCCAGTACATATTCTATATCTTCGAGTAGTAAACAGAGAGCCTCTGTAGGGTCCTCTTGGTTTACGTAACATCGAACTGTAATTGTTAAAAATCTCCACCTTTGTCCTCCGCCATAATATTCTCTTGTTTCTGTACCTGCGGATAAATGCACAGCGGGGTAAGTACTAATTTCATCCCAGAATTTCATTTGAGGGAATACTTGATTCGATAACTGTGTGCGGTAGTCTCCAGTACCATTAATATCCTTTAGCTTTACTACGATAGCATCTAAAATTTGTGATCGTCTTGTTGATATACTTCTTGTCATTATACTCTCTTAGTTCTTACTAGTCCGAATCTAGTGCCCATTATTGATTGGGCTATTTCTCTTATTGTTCCACCTATTAGCCTTTTTGGGTCTCTACCATGCGAAGCCATTGCATTACCAAAGTCGGGTTCAAATACAGAATACGGATCTTTTTGATATGTATACTGAATCTCGACAGAGTTTGGTAGTGGTGCAACATTAGTTACTTCAGCACTCCTTGCAAATCTGCCTGTTCTATTTTCTAGTCTACGAGGGTAAGGTCCCATATTTTTCATTAGTTCTTTTGCTAATGTTTTATTTAATAGCTCTGCTAAACCGACTGGATTAATCCCAGCTTTATTACGCCAAGCAGTTCTTCTTCTTGCGTTATTTATACTCTTACTAGAACCTGCTGTCGTGACACTACCTACAGCTCTTTTACGAGGCTTAACCTTCTTTTTTAGTTTTCTAGGTTTTGGTTTCTTTGCAACCTTGACTTTAGCTCCTCTAACTTTTTTAAATTCATCTCCCACTACGTTTACTATAACGTCTTGGGTATCCTCAGTAAAAGATCGAGAACTTTTAAATTCATGAGCCGTCATACCCCAACTTTTTAAAACTTTTGCTTTTCCTTCGTTTGCGTTAAAGTGCTCATTAAAGGTTTTTTTATAATATTCTTTTATATACTTATTAAAAGATCTCTTATCTGTCTTTTCAGAGCCTGCGTAGTTTCCAGGGTCTATTCTGCCTTTAACTACTTGTACTTGTTTTCCATCGATTCTTTCATAGCTAAAATCTAAGTCACCTCCTACTGCTTTTTGAACAAATTTCAACATATCTGTTGTATTTATCTTTGCAATTTTTCCAGAAAATTGATCTTCCGCATCTTGAAAAGGGTTATTCGGGTCATAGTTCGCACTACTTTTATCTATTGTAGCTCCTAATTTTCTCATTTGTCTAAGGCCTACCGTACTTTCGTCACTATGTCCAAAATTAGTGTCTTGCCAAACAGTTGTATTTTTTAAAGGGCCCTTTCCTTTTTCTTCGTAGTACTCATTAAACTCGTCCCAAACACTTTTTCGAAAATTCTTTAAAAATGTAGATGTTTTTATTTCTCCTGACTTTTCAGGAACAGCTATTTGAACAGTAACAGCACCTGCTGTTTCTTTTATTACTTTTGCATTGCTAATTCCTATATGTTTTGTTATTCCTGCTTGAGGGCCTCTTATCATTTTTACAGTTCTAAAAACATCCCCAGGAGTAGTGCCTCCCTTACCTGTAGCCCACTCTTGGCAAATCTTTTTTATAATATTAACAAATATTTGTTTTCCATTTGGTAGATAGTCTCTATCGCCTGAAATTCGTATTGCTGCTTTATGAAACCCAGTAGCTGCACTTCTATAATTAATGTCTACCCAATGAACAAATCGATTATCCATGTCGTCCCTAACCCCGTTTGACACAGAGTTAAAAAACTGTTGCATTTCTTTTTCAAGATTACCCCAAGCCATTAAACTATATCTATAATTTTATAAAGGTCGAGTACTCGTTTGATGTGATCTGGAAAACCTATATCATTTCTGATTGAAGTACTACCTTCATTTCTTAGGGTGGTTCCAGCGATTGAACGTTGTGTTTTATGT